CCGGATGTGGGAACCGGACGGCAGAATGGGTTCAAGGTCGGCGGAGCTTGTGGCCCGATCGAGCCCCCCTATTGCCCGATGAGCGTTCACAGTCGGAGCGCTGCAATAAGTAGCGTCGAGGTATGTCTTGAACATGAATAGCTTCCTCCCTGTCAGGTGCCAGTTGATTGGCCAGATCAGGCAACTCTGCTGCCGACCTGCCTTTCTTGGCCTTTTACCTTGGCCTCCAGTTTTGCGAACACTTCAGGTTTAGCGATTCGAAGGAACATCAGTCGAGCGCGGGGGATGCCGTGCTTTCGCCAGTCGCTTACCGACGGAGGCCTCACCTCGCACAGCTCTGCCACACGGGTTGTCCCGCCGAGGGCATCAATGATCTCGCTGGGTGTCATTGGGGTATCTCTGCTAGTCCGACGCCCGGATATTAGGCACTCCTTCCAATACGGTCAATAGGAATACCTTATAAACCTAGTGATAGGCTCCCCTAATGCAGACACTTCAAGAACGACTTAAACGTGCGATGGCAGGCCCACCGAGGGTTACGCAAGCGGCTCTTGCACGCGCTTGCCATATCACAGCGCCCTCAGTAAATGACTGGATCTCCGGAAAGACAAAAAGCATCGAAGGGGAGAATCTCCTCAATGCTGCAGCGTTTCTGAAAGTTAGCCCGCTGTGGCTTGCAACTGGAAAAGGCCCCATGCGAGAGCATGGAGCTATAAGCAGGGACAGTCCTGAGCAAGCGGGTGGCTCGCTGAACGAGCACGCCAACGTGATCTCGGTGGCTACGCCTCCAAGAAAGAGGAATAAATATCCAGTGATCAGTTGGGTCAGGGCTGGCGACTGGGCAGAAAGTCCGGACAATTTTCAGCCAGGCGATGCAGATGATTGGTTGGAGTCAGAGGAAAAGGCCGGACCCCATGGATATTGGCTGGTAGTTAATGGCGACTCAATGACGCCGCTATTCCCCCAAGGAAGTCGAATACTAGTACAGCCAGAAGGATTCGACCTGATCAGTGGAAAATACTACGTAGCAGTTTGCTACGAGCCGGGGAAAAAGCGCGATACAACTGTGAAGCAATATGTGAGGGATGCAGGGTTCGAATATCTAAAACCTCTTAATCCAATATATCGCACCCTTGAGGTAAGCGACACGGTTCGAATCATTGGCCGCGTGATTGACTACAAGCTTCCCGCTGGCGTCTTGTAGGGAAGACCATTTGGTGGGCTGACAACTTTTAGGAAGGGCGGCCAGATACCTGGCCATCAGTTGTTTTAAAGGGACCCCGGGGAGGGAGTCATGGAGTTCGAAGAGAAACTGGCCAGCCTGGCCGCCAAGATTCGCCAGCAGAAATCTGCCATCCAGACTGAAGAGGCAACAAAGACTGCATTTGTCATGCCCTTCATACAGTCAGTCTTGGGATACGATGTTTTCAACCCTTTGGAGGTTGTTCCGGAGTTCACTTCGGATATAGGAACTAAGAAGGGAGAGAAGGTCGACTATGCAATTCTCAAGGAGGGAGAGATCCAGATACTCATAGAGAGCAAGAAGGTCGGCGAACCCTTAAATATTAATCATGCCAGCCAACTATTTCGTTACTTCCACGTTACAAATGCTAGAATATCCATTCTGACAAATGGCCAGGTCTACAAGTTCTTCACTGACCTGGATGCACCTAACAAGATGGATGAGAAGCCATTCCTTGAGCTAGACCTTCTGGATATAGACGACCATGCTATTCCGGAGCTCCAGAAACTTACGAAATCAGCATTTGACGTTGAGTCAATCATCAACGCTGCTGGCGAACTAAAGTACGTTGGGCAAATCAAGCGCGCACTAGCCTCTCAGTTCAGCCAGCCAGATGAGGACTTTGTTCGACTGTTCGCCTCTCGAGTGTACGAAGGGATCATTACTCAGAAGGTGCGCGATCAGTTCACCCAGCTTACTAGAAAGGCAGCCTCGCAATTCTTAAGCGATCAAATAAATGAGCGCCTCAAATCCGCAATTACCGGAAACTCACAACCCGTCCTCGTGGCTCAGCCGCAAGCAGAACAGTCGACACCATCTTCTCACGGTGAAGAAGAGGAAAAGGACCGGGTGGTGACAACGGCCGAAGAGATCGAAGGCTACACTATAGTCAAAGCCATTGTTCGATCCGTGGTTGACGTAAAGCGCATCGCTGCCCGCGACACTCAGAGCTACTTCGGTATCCTATTGGATGACAACAACCGTAAGCCCATCGCTCGTCTTCACTTCAACAGATCACAAAAGTACATCGGAACTTTCGATTCCGAAAAAAACGAAACCCGTCACCCTATTGAGTCCTTGGATGACATTTTCGCTCACGCTGAAGCGCTAAAGGCGACCGCCATCTCCTATGACACCCAGTCATAAGAATCATCCGAGTCGCCTGGTCTACGCCTTCTAGAAGATCTCGTGGCACCCTCCAGCCGCTGACCCACCAGTTCTTAAGCCCGCCTAGTGCGGGCTTTCTTATGGCTGCTCGCAATTATTAGGCAATCCTATTGACAGCAAAAAAGGCAAACCTAATAATCGCCTAGGAAACGCACAGCAACAGACCGCAAGCCATCGATCCGGTCAACATGGAGAGACTGCATGACCACCGCCAGCATCACCGCACACGGTTTCACCGGCTTCCTCGGCAAGGGCCTGTCCCTGCGTGAGCTTCAGTGCGTCTTGGGCATCGCTGCGGGTCGCACCAGCAAGGAGCTAGCCCGCGACCTGGGCATGCAGCCGGGCACGGTGGGTAAGCGCGTTCTGGCAGCGACCACCAAACTCGGCGTCACCCGCCGTGCCGCCCTGGTGGCTGAAGCCATGCGCCGCGGGCTTATCTCGCCCGCCGTGATCGCCCTCGCCTTCCTCGTCGCCGGTCAGCCACTGCTCAACGACGACCACATGATGCGCAGCCGTCGGGGTGGGGAGCGTCGGATTGAGTTTCGAGTGGCTGCGCGCCGGGCTGAAACCTGGCTGACCGCATAAGGAGATCGTCATGGACAAGCTCGAAATCGAATACGCCCTAGCCAAGCAGGTTCCCGACATGGCTCGCGGCTTCACCATCGCGACCAGCTATGGCGAGCTTCACGTCAGCGCCGTTGACGCCCCTGTCGTGATGAAGGTGGTCCGCGATCTACTCGAGAGTGAGCTCGAGCGGGCCAAGGCGCACGAGCGGCAGGAGGCCAACCCGGAGCAACCAAGCACCACGCCATACCCGCGCCAGCCCGGCGTATCGATCTTCGACGTGATCACGCGTACGGCCCCTGGCATGCGCGACCGAGAGTAAGGAGAACGAAATGAACCTGATTCCATACGACTTCAACAGCAAGCGCCTCCAGGTGCTCGTCGACGAGAACGGCGAGCCTTGGTTCATCGCGATGGAGGTAGCCGAGATCCTGGGCTATTCCGACGCTTATGAGATGACCAAGCGTCTGGATGAGGACGAAAAGTCAAACCGGCAAATCGCCGGTTTGGGTACTGCCTCGGGTGGTCGTGGTGTAACCACCATTAACGAGTCCGGGCTGTACTCGTCCATCATCGGCAGCAACAAGCCCGAGGCCAAGCCGTTCAAGCGCTGGGTGACCCACGATGTGCTACCCAGCATCCGCCGCACCGGCAGCTACTCCATCGGCCATCAGCAAGCGCCAGCCCTCACCAGCGATGCATGCCAGATCATCGAGTCGATGAGCCGCACGCTGAACCTGGCACCCTCGGCAACGCTCGGCATGTACCAGCGGCTCGGCGCTAAGGTCGGTCATGCCGATCTGCTCCCGGCCTACACGGTGGATAGCCCTGACCAGGACGACACCAGCCACGTAACCGCCGCCCTCTCCGACCTGCTGCGCTCACATGAAGTCCAGGCATCCGCGCGCCAGGTCTACAAGCTCATGGAGGCGGCTGGGCTGGTTGAGCGCCTAAGCCGCCCAAGCAGCAAGGGCAACGGCACGAGGGAGTTCTGGGCGCTGACTGAGAAAGGGCTGGCCTTCGGCAAGAACCTCTCCAACCCGAACAACCAGCGCGAGGTCGCCGTGCACCTGTACGTCGACAGGTTCGAAGCGCTGTTGCAATGCCTGCACGGCGAGACCTTGCAGTAACAGCCTCCCCATAACCCACCCGATTTTGGCAAAGCCACAAATGCCGGCGGGCCCTTGCTCGCCCTGGAGAAACTATGAAACGAGCAGCCGTTGTAACCGAACTGCCGACCAGCACCAGCCGGGACATGGACAAGTTCGTTGTCCGTCTGCCGGACGGCCTGAGGGCCGAGGTCGAAGCCGAGGCCAAGCGGGATGAGCGCAGCATGAACAGCGTAGTCATCATCGCCCTGCGCGAGTACCTGCATGGCCAGCGCCGAAAGCATGCGCTACTCGACGCCTTGACCGCTGCCGCCGGAGATCGCTGATCATGAAGCAAGCACTCATCGGCACCGTGATCAGCCTGCTGCTCAGCGCGTGCCTGTACTTCGGTCAGTGGTCGCTTCACCGGTTCGCGTTCTATGTGGCGGCGGCCACGAACGTTCTCTGCTGGCTGCTGATATTCGCCGGCGGGATCAAGGGGCAAGGAGCGGCGAACCTACTCGCCCGCCCTTGGCTCTCCATCCCTACTGGCGCTCTGCACGTGGCGGCCCTGGCCCTCACGGATCACCCCGCACTCGCGGCCTCAAGCCTGCTGGTGCAAATGGCTTGCTACGCCCTCGCCTACCAGGCAGTGCGCAGCGCCGAGCAAGGGGGTGACCTATGACCCATGCCCTGTTTAAACAGATCGATCTGACCGCCAAGCTCGGCCAGGACGGCAGTTCGCTCCAAGCCATGAACGCGCTGCGCGTCATCCGGGAAACGGTAGCGAAGCACCTGGTCGGTGCCGAGGCTGCAGAAGAGTATCCGCTCGAGCGCGTCCTCCTGGCGCTCCGCACCATCGCCGAGTTCCCCTGTCCCGAGCAGGACAACATGCCGGCGGCGAACATGCGACAGATCGCACTGGCGGCATTGAGTGGCGCTGGAGCGAGTTCGGAGCCGGGCAATCCTGGCGGTGAACCTGTTTCCGGACCGGGTAATGCCGGCGAGCGCACCTCACCCAGCACCACGCCGGGATCGGGTGACGGCTCCCTTGCCGAGAGCCTCAATACGTTGGAGCGGTGGCTTGATCGAGTGGCAATCGAGGACGGCTATGTCGGCGTGCCGGTGATCGAGGCCGTCGAGGTGGTGGTCACCGAGATGAAGCGCCAGCAACAACCAGTCGATCCGGCCTTCTGCCGCTGCAACCACTGGTTCGCCGGGGACAGCGTCGAAGCGGCCTTCATTCGCCAGCATGGCCAGTGCCAGGACTGCGTCGAGATGGACCAGATGCTGGAGCGGGAAGTGCAGGCCGAGAACGCCAAGCGCTACCTGTGGCTGCGCAACACGGCTCTCTACGCATCGGACCTGGCCCGCGAGGTCAACCGCATGGACAAGAGCGTCGTCAACCTGTTCCCGCGGGACAAGGACGGCAACCTCCTGGCAGAGGCTGATCTGGACGAGGCCATCGATGCTGCCATGGCGAAGCCGCCGGAAGGCGGTGACGCATGAGCATCACCCTCAAGGGCCATGCCCTCAACCAGCGCCAGCTCGACGCTATCACCCCGGTGATGAACGACCTGATTCAGGGCCGGGTTGACCTGGCAAGTTTCGATGATGCCTGCGTCAAAGCCCTGGATATCGCCGGCTGCCCGCTGGGCTACGACACCAGCATGCCCGGTACCGGCAGCACCATCGAGGAGCGGGCCGCCAGATGGTTGAGGGACGGTCAAGTGGGAGCGTCTTCGCGGGCCATCCACGATCACATGCTCGGTCTGCCCATGGAGCGCCACCACGCGGCCTATCCCCATGACCCGGACGACCTGAATCGCTGCCTGCTTCTGCTGAACCTAATCCCTGAATGGGCGCCACGCATCCGCGAGATGGCCCAGCACAGCCAGGAGTGGGCCGCACTGGTGAGCAGTTGGGGAAAGCTCACCAACCTTTTCCTGCAAGAAGCTGGGCTGGACTGGCAACGCAGCAGCGGAGCCCCCGAAACCTACTCGGCGATGCGACTCCTACTGGGTGATGCATGAGAAAAGCACTGACCGCCATCGCACTCGTCGCGCTGTTTGGCCTGGCCACTGTTGCCGCCGGCGCCGCGCTCCAGCCGTTCAAGACCCTGTTCATCTGGGAGGTATGCCAGTGATGAGAGGCTCCGATATTCCACCACCACCAGGGTATCGCCCTACCCCGCTCGCCACCCTCGGCCAGCAGTTGGTCCGCCTGGGCCAGGCGATGCAGAACCCCAACACCAAGCTCGGCGAGTTGACCGAACTGGTCCAGGCCTGCGGCGTCGACCTGCGGATCTGCGACACGGACAAGGAGAGTCGGGCATGAAGGGCGCAACGATGCATCGGCTGATCGACCTCGGCGTCGACAGCAGCCGTAACCTGCGCGTCCGGATAGCAGCCCTCCGGATATTCATCCGGGCTGTGCACGCCGATCACGACGCCAGCTTCGCAGAGCATCGCCAGAAGCGGCGACGACTTCTCAAGGGCATGCCGTTCACCGAGCAGGCGCTGGAGCGCGAACGGATGGCATATCGGGAGCGAGCCAGAGTTGCGGCGCAAGCCATGGAGGAGTGCGGAGCCTGGCTTATCGGAAACTCAGCAATGATCGAGCAGGCCCTGTCGTTCGACGATCTGTGCGACCTCCTGGGGGTGAATCATGCCCACCGTGCCGAGGCTGCCGAGGTCTGCGCGGGCGACGCCGGAATCGTTGGCGGCCTGCTCTGGATTGGTGGGGAGTTCGAGGACAGCGCGGACCACAAGAGTGGCCGCTCCAACCGAGGGAACACGGGGCCACTTACCGCAGCGGTCCAGAACCTGTTCCAGAAGTTCTTGCTTGAAAATCCGTCGGCCATCCCTGACCCGTTCGCTCCGGGCGGCCCTTTCTACGGAGTTCCGCGTCAGGAAATGGCGCCGAACGGAACTGTGCAGATTCGGCGGCCGGCACTCACCGTCCACAGCAAGGATGGATCGATCCGCACGGTTGAGCGAAAGCCGGAGGTGATTGGTGAGTAGGCAGATGACCGCGCGCCGGCTGACCCGGGCCGAAATGAACCACCTGCGCCGCCTGATCGGTTGGGTTCGCTGCGAGGTGGGGGCAGAGCCCGAGGGAATCGTCACCGCCGCCAAAGAGGCGCTCGACCAATTCCAAGGCGTGTCGGAGGACGGTAAGCGGAGGTTGCTCGAGCACTACCAGAAATCAGCAGCCATACCGAAGTACATCCGCGCTGCGATCAAGGCCCTGGAGAAGGTGTGCCTGGAAGATCCGACCGAGGTGGTTGACGGTGAGTTGGTTGCTCGCGGGCGCCACGAAGTGCCGCTACGCCTGGTCGTAGCGCGCAACGAAGAGGAGATAGGGAATGGGAAGCTCGACTAGCCCCGTATCCGAGTTCCTGTCCGAAGAGGAAGTCGCCGAGCTGACTGGGCGCGAGTACCCGAGCAAGCAGATCGAGTGGCTGAACAGGTACGGCTGGAAGTACGCCGTGACCGCGGCGAACCGTCCGATCATTGGGCGCGTATATGCCCGCCTGAAGCTGGCCGGCGTGAAGCCGACGATGGAAGCAACCGAGAAGTGGAGCCTGGACCTGTCCAGGGTTAGATGATGAGACCGCGGAGCAACAAGAACCGGGGCCTGCCGCCTCGCATGATCAAGCGTACCCGGACGATGAAGTCAGGAAAGGTCTGGGTCGGCTACTACTACGACGGGCGGGATGCTGAGGGGAGGCGCAGGGAGATCCCGCTGGGCACGGACTTGGATGAGGCTCGGGAGAAGTGGGCGAAGCTGGAGAGAAAGGCCGTGCCGCCAACCACTCGGACCGTCGGCGACCTGTTGCGCAGGTTCGAGCGGGACGTGGTTCCGACGAAGGCGCCGAAGACCCAGAAAGAGTATTCGAAGATGATCCGCCAACTGCTGGGCGCCTTTGACGAAGCCCCGGTAGAGGACATTACGCCGAGCACCATCGCTCAGTACCGAGACGCCAGGACGGCCAAGGTTCGAGCGAATAGGGAGATCACCCTGCTTTCCTTCGCCTACAACATGGCCAGGGAGTGGGGCATCACCAGCATGGAAAACCCCTGTCGCGGGGTGAAGAAGAACAAGGAGCAGCCGCGCGATGTGTACGTCACGGACGAGGTGTGGAAGGCGCTCTACGAGAAAGCACCGGACGATCTGCGGGTGACGATGGACCTCGCGTACTTGACAGGCCAGCGTCCGGCTGACGTGAGGAAACTGCGCAAGAGCGACGTTTCCGGGGACTACCTGCTGGTCGGGCAGAACAAGACGTCGCGCAAGCTCCGGATACGGCTCCGCCGCGCCGACGGGCAGATGACGCAGCTCGGCCGCCTGATCGAGTCGATCACCTCCGACTCTCCGGCGCTGGTCACCAACGAGAAGGGCCAGCCGATGACAGAGAAGATGCTTCGCACTAGGTTCGATACTGCGCGCAAGTCCGCAGCCGAGGAAGCGATCAAGGCGGGTGACCAAGATCTGGCCAGGGAGATCATGCAGTTCCAGTTCCGGGACATTCGCCCCAAGGCCGCCTCCGACATCGAGAGCCTGGCCGACGCCTCAGACCTGCTCGGACACACGACTCAGGAGATCACGAAACGCGTCTACCGCCGGATCGGGAAGGCTGTGAACCCCGTTCGATAGGCATTAATTGCGGAAACGACGCCAAAATCTGCGGAAGCGATCAGCCTTAAACTACTGATGCACATAGAAAATCAAACACAAGGCAGAAGATCACCGGACCGCCGCCTCGGGCGGTTCGGGAATGCAGCGACGCATCTACCGCCTCAATGAGGGAGCAGATAGGCGTAATAGCGCTTGAAGGTCAGGGCTGCACGATTCATGCGCGGAACTCTACGCGCCTGTGCCGGGCTGTCAAGACTGGAAAGCGCCTCGACACGAACCGAAGCACTTCCCCGCAACAGAAGCGCAGCCTGGGAAAGTTTGCCCGCCAGTTATCCGCACAAATTTATGACGCCGGTTTCTCTACTTTGAAAAACAACGCAAGACCGGACATGGACTTCAATAACTCGACCGGAAGAAACCTATCAGCAAGGCAGTTGAATTTTTTCCGAAAGCAATAATTCGATACTTTTCTGGATTGGCGCATCATCTCGTAAAAATAGCGAACCGCTTCCCAGTACCCACGAATATCAATGGATCAGCAATATCCAGATGCTTATCGCGGCATTCGAAAAAACATCGACCAATTCCACTGACAGAATATCGGCGTCATTTGCCTAGCATGGATATTCCAGGTTCAACCTATCAACTTCCCAGATTGACACTCTCGCCGGCAGATCAGTAATTTTCAGCGACCAGCCGGCAAAGTACTTTTCCAGAGCGGCTGGCAACCGATAGTCACTCTATCTTCGCAAACCGATGTTTATGCGAGAGGGCCGGCTATCGCTCAAAACTTGATTGATGAAGGAATAGCGCCATGCAACTCGCCACACTTCAGGAACTGAGCTTCGATGAAATCGACCAGGTATCGGGCGCCGGACTCTTCAGCTTCGTCGGCGATGCCATCGTCGATGTGGTCAAGGTGTCCAACGACCTGCTCAACACGTCGGTCATCTCTTCGGTCGGCAAGGTGTTCAACGCCGTCGGCCTGACCCCCATCCATCAACTGGCCGACACCCTCGGCTACGGCGTGTTCAAGGGCGTCGCCGCGGTCGGCGGCCTGCTCGGCGGCGACACCAGCCGCATCGATTACCACTACGACACCGAGTGGACCTGATCCCAGGACCTCGGCCCGCTCCCGTCGCGGAGCGGGCCTCCACCGTCGCCGGAGACCCGGACGCCCCCGGCGGCGACCTAGGACCCGGCAACCGGGAAGGGGCGACCAGCGCCCCGATCAGGAGAACCGCCATGCACGACCCCATCCAGCAAGCCGACGCCTTCGTCGGCGATCCCGACCAGGAATCCGGCGGCCTGTCGCGCCGCAGCTTCCTCGGCAAGAGTGCCACGCTCGGCGCGGTCGGCCTGGTGGCCGGCTGGACCCCGGCCTTCGTCATCCAGCCCGCCGAAGCCGCCGCCAGCAGTTGTCCGGCGCCGGCAGGCTTTCCGGCCGGCCTCGAACTTTATCGGCGGGCGTTCCGCAACTGGTCGGGGGAAATCGCCGCCGACGACCTCTGGAGCTGCGCCCCGCGCACCAACGAAGAGGTTCTCGCGGTGGTCAACTGGGCCTGGCAGAACGGCTTCAAGGTGCGCCCGCGCGGCATGGGTCACAACTGGTCCCCGCTGCTGCTGAAAGGCGGCGAGAACTGCGAGAGCCGCATCGTGCTGGTGGAAACCAGCCGTTACCTGACCCGCGTACGGATCGACGCCCAGGGCGAGTTCGGCCTGTTCAGCGCGCAGACCGGCGTCACCATGGAAGCCCTGCTGAAACAACTGGAGCGGGTCAAGCTCGGCTTCGTCGCCACGCCGGCGCCGGGTGACCTGACCCTCGGCGGGGTGCTCGCCATCGACGGCCACGGCACCGGCATCCCGGCGCAGGGCGAAAGCCGCCTGCCGGGGCAGAGCTACGGCTCCCTGAGCAACAGCATCGTGGCGCTGACCGCGGTGGTCTGGGACGGCGCCGCCGGACAATACGTGCTGAAGACCTTCCGCCGCGACGATCCGGCCTGCGCGCCGTTCCTCGTCCACCTCGGACGCGCCTTCATCGTCGAGGCGACCCTCCAGGCCGGGGTCAACAAGCGCATGCGCTGCCAGAGCTACGTGAACATCCCGGCGAGCGAGATGTTCGCCGCGGCCGGCAGCGGCGGAAGGACCTTCGACAGCTTCCTGCAGAAAAGCGGACGCGCCGAGGCCATCTGGTTCCCCTTCACCGACAAGCCCTGGCTGAAGGTCTGGACGCCGACCCCGCGCTGCCCGTTCGGCGCCCGCGCGGTCAACGGCCCGTTCAACTACCCCTTCTCCGACAACATTCCCAAGGCGCTGTCCGACCTGCTGGCGGCGATCAACACCGGCCACCCGGAACTCACCCCGCTGCTCGGCAAGCTGCAGTACGACCTGGTAGTGGGCGGCATGGCGCTGACCCTGGGCTACGACCTGTGGGGCTGGAGCAAGGACCTGCTGCTGTACATCAAGCCCAGCACCCTGCGCGTCACCGCCAACGGCTACGCGGTGCTGACCCGGCGTCGCGACGTGCAGCGGGTGATCAACGAGTTCTACCTGCAGTACCAGACGATGGTCGCCGCCTACCGCGCCAACGGCCACTACCCCATGAACGGCCCGGTGGAGATTCGCGTCAGCGGGCTCGACCAGCCCGGCGAGTCGATCGTTCCCGGCGCCCAGGTGCCCAGCCTGTCGGCGATCCGTCCGCGCCCCGACCAACCGGAGTGGGACACGGCGATCTGGCTGGACATCCTCAGCCTGCCCGGTACCCCGCAGGCCAATGCCTTCTACCACGAGTTCGAGGCCTGGCTGTTCGACCACTTCAGCGGCGACTACGCCTCGCTGCGGGTGGAGTGGAGCAAGGGCTGGGGCTACAGCCCCGCCGCCGCCTGGGACGAGCCGACGGTGGTCGACCAGTTGGTGGCGCAGTCGCTACGCCAGGGCCTGGTCGCAGACAACGATTGGGACAGCGCCGTGCGCCAGTTGAACGAAGCCGATCCGCATCGGCTGTTCAGCTCGCCGCTGCTCGACCGGCTGATGCCATGAAATGCCGCTATGCGAGGCCGTACTGACTCGGACGAAGAGCGGTTGGCCGGAGCCGATATGAATGAGCCCTCGATACGGCGTTGACTTGTTCAACAGGTCTTATCGAGGTGTCGCACGAACCGGCCTTAATCATTCGCAAAGTTTACCCGGAGTGGCAAACCTTCATCCGCCGAATATTGAAACTCATTGTCAAACGAATTATCGAGCCCATGAAAAACCGCTAATCCTGGCAGTTCATCCCACTCTTTCGGATTAGTACCATCGAATGGCTTTCCAGACTCACGGAAAGCCTAAAGGAGATATATGAAATGAAAGAACTCAATGACATTGAAGTCACCTGCGTTTCGGGTGGAACTCTTTCCGGCATGATCGTAGGCGCCGTCGACGGCGCCGCGACGGGCATGGCAATCGGCGGGAAATGGGGCGGTGCCGGCGGCTTCGGCTTCGGCGCTCTTTCCCAGTTGGTCGGCCTGATCGTGCCAACCGCCATGGGTGCTATTGCCGGGGGCACGGTCGGTCTCTTCACCAATGCAGAGACGGCTGTCGGTTACTTGGGCCAATACCGGGAAAACTTCGGTCCCGGTGATGTAGGCCGCACCACCATCTAA